AGCCACAGGCACGACTGCTGCTCGCCAAGTAACCCCGCAGCAGCAGGCGATCATAGATGACGTTGGCACTGGTGCGCTGCCTGCTGACGATGTGGCTGTGGATGCGCTGGATGTTGCGCCTGTTTCAGATGGCAAGGCAGGTGGCAGTGGCCCACCTAAACTAAGAAATCGCCCTACAGCAGATGCTGATTTTCCTCCTTCTTCTAGGTCTATTTTAGATAGCCCTGCGCCAACAATAGCTGCAAAAGATGACCCAGTAATAAAAAGAGTTGCACAAGCAATTAGAGACACTAAGCCAGCAACAAAAGAATCTTTAGAGGCACTTAGTAAAGGCAGGAAACGACAGATTGCCCGTGCTGGTAGTGCTGCCCGAAAAGCACAAACATTTGGTGACGTTGGTAGTTCAGCAACTCGTGCTATGGGTGGAGAAATCCCTCGCCCAGAGTTTGAACCTATTGCCCAATTATTTACGCCAGATGAAGTAGAGGCTCTGTTATCTCGTATTTGGGGCAGAGGCAGTGTGCTTGAGTTTGCTAATTCACCACCGGGGTACATCAACTTTAGGCAAATAAATGCTGACGCAGCGTTTAAAAAGTTATTCAATCCAGACTCAGCAACGCTACCGACACCTTATGAAATGGAGTTACTTGAGCGCGTGTTTGGCCCTGAGATGATTCGTGCTGTTCTTTCTAAGAAAAAGTTAGGGCAGAAAGCATGGGACTTGTTTCTAAACTTATGGAACCTTCCACGGGCATTGCTTGCAACTGGCGATATTTCAGCAACTGCTAGGCAAGCTGCTGTACTTGGCCCAGGAAATCCTAAAGACTTCAAAAATGCTTTCAAGGCTCAACTCAAAGCGTTTGCTAATGAAGAATATGCACGGGCTTCTCGCGAGGCGATAGAGTCTGACTTAGATTTTGTAAGGTTTACCACTAAGTCAGGTAGGCCTGTTGATATTGGTACTAAGCAACAACAGCGACTGTATATAGCCTCGCTTGGTGAAGCAACAGATATAACTCGAAGAGAAGAACAGTTTATGTCTCGCTTTGCTGGCCGCCTTCCTTTTGTTAGAAATTCAGAGCGCGCATTTGTAACTATGCTAAACGAACTTCGGTTCACGGTTATGAAACGAATGGTTGCTGCTATTGAAATTGGCGGAAAAACAGCAACTGATGAACAACTGGATGCTATAGCTAGTTTTATAAACTTTGCAACTGGTCGAGGTTCACTTGGTAAGGCAGAAGGTGCTGCTCCATTGTTGAATGGTATTGGTTTTTCACCACGCCTTGCAGTGTCACGATTTCAATTACCACTTCCATTACTAACAAGATCACCAAATGTTCGTAAAAAGTTTGCAAAAGACTTAGTTACTGCTGCTGGTGGACTTTATTTATTTTTGTGGCTTGCTGATAAGCACCCAGATATAGACGTTGAGCCTAACCCGTTTAACTCAGACTTTGGGAAGTTGCGTATTGGCAAAACTCGATTTGACTTTGGTGCTGGTACGTTGCAAACAGCTAGATTTATTGCTCAAATAACTAGCGGGAAAAGAGAGGCTATCGGAACTAAGTCTCAGTCAGAAGCAAACCGAGTACAAATTGCCACTACGTTTTTGAGAAGTAAAGCCCACCCTTCACTTGGTTTAGGCTTAGATGTTGCAAACGAGGAAGACTTTTTAGGTGAAAGTTTTACTCTGGATAGTGAAAGTTTTACTAAGTTAGACTTGCGAAAAAATCCAGTACTAAGAACATTTACAATGATGTTTATTCAAGACATTGTTGAGGCATGGAAAGAATCAGGCCCACTTATGGCGGCGGGTGCAGCGATTGCAGCACCTCTTGGTGTTGGTGTTTCATCGTTTAGCACCGTAGAAGACTCATCTCAAGAACTCTGGGGATTACCAATAACAGAGGTACAGCCGTTCCAGCAGGAACTCGCCAAAGAATTATTTGCTCGAACTTCAGAACGCTCTCTAGGCGTATTCGACCAAGCTGATATCAATCACTACGATGTTTTTCAAGATATCGTAAAGCAGCTCAAGTCCGGTGATATTAACAAGCGAACAGCGGTAAATCGGTACTTCTCAACTAACACGTTTTATTCAGGACTCCGTAAAGGTTTGTCCGCTGGTATTTTTGGTGGCGATTTGAACGAAGAGTCGGTGTTTCCTAAAGCACCTTCTGCTGGCACAGATGCAGAAAAGGCGGCTCTTCAGGAATACTACGATTCTTCAGCACCATTTGAATCTTTATCAGGCTTCGACTCTGAAGAGTGGGAAAAGGTTTTAAAAGTACTTGAGCGAAAGTGGAAAAGAGATGGAACTTTAGAGTATGTTTTTGCGAATACAAACATGCGCCCAGTTCCAGCAGAACTCTTAAAGTTATTGCCAGAGTCCACCATGAAAAAAATTCAACAGTCACATAATGCAAGAAGAAACATTCTTAGGTCATTAGACGCACAAGAAATAGAGATTGATAGGACTACGTTAAACGCCAGACCTGATGTGTATAGTGGTGATCCGTGGCTTGCTCCCGTTCCTTCGGTGCAACCAAATAACACACCTATGCTTACGCCCGCATCTAACTCTACCCCCGTGCCAAGTTTCGGCTCTACTGAGTCAATATTTGGGGGCAGGTAACACGGCTAAATTGCAACATAATATAGAACGCGGTACTATTGCTTTTACAACTGAATAAGGTTTCACGATAATTTTACGAGGACTTTTATGGTCACACCAAACGAGGTGAGTACCTCCTCTGAGAATGAATCCTCCCTAGAAACAACCGATTCCCTCCCTTCTGGCGACGAGTTGATTATCCCTGCAAATTGGGATGAACAGCAGTCTGAACCAGTAGCGACGGAAGAAGTTAGTGTAACTAGCGACGAAGCAATCTCCGACGATGTAGCACCTGAACCCGATGAAACCTCAGAGATAACCGAAGAGTCGGCTGTATCTGAGGTGACCCCCGACGAGACTACTACTGAAGAAGAAGCTACTCCAGAAGAATCTGGCAGGATGCGGACTCAAGAAGAATGGTCTAAACGAGAGTCATCTATCAGGCAGCGCGAGAATGAGCGCGAGACTGAAATGCAAACCCTGAGAGATCAGGTAGCGCAACTTCAGGCAACGTACTCAGATCAGGTCTTAGAAGCAGAAGTTCGTGGTTATGCACAATCACTGGAAGCCCAGTTAGTTGCAGAAGGTCACGATGAGGCGGCGGCTAATAGGCTTGCTACACAGCAAGCTAATACGGCCAAGGCTTCGTTTCAAGCTGAACAAAGGGCTAATGCTTTACAGCAGCAGCTTCAGCAAGCAAACCAGGCTGCGGAAATAACTTCTAAGAATGCTTCGGTTAACGAGATGATGCGACAGCACGGTGTTCCTGAGAACCAACGGGCATTGCTCCAAGGTTACTCAGACCCCGCTATGGTCGTAGAGGCAGCAAAGGTTCTTGGCGAAGCTGAGAGCCTACGAAAACAACAAATAGCGGCTAAACAAGCAGAGGTTCCTTCCGGTGGCGAAACTAATACTTTCGACGGTGGTGTTGGGCAGGGTGGCACGATAACAGATCAGCAATGGCTGAACACTGTTTATGCACAAGGCAATTCTAACGATCATGCTCGTGCAAATAAGGTCATGCGTTCAATGGGAGTCAACCTTGGTTAGTCGCAAGGAAAAATAAAAATGGCAACTGGACAAACTATTACTGATAGTTTGAGCGATTCACTACCTACCGTGGTAAGTGCGGCTCGAAATGTCCGTGAGTACAAGGGTGTAATGACCCAAATTGTTGACAAGCAGACGCTTGGCGCAGGTGTTGGCAATAACTGGCGAGAGATTGATCTTGCCAAACTAAATGCTTCGGCAATCACAGAGACAACTGAGGAAGACAACCCACAGGAACTCTCTGACAGTGCGATTTCTGTAACGCCTTCGATTATTTCGGTTCACACAGTCATCACTGACCGTGCTGCTCGAAACGTGTCGAAGAACGTCTTCGCTAAAGTTGGCTCACTTGGTCAGCAGGCGATTGAACGACAGAAAGACAAAGACGGTCTAACTGTTCTTGACGGTGCATCTACTTCTCTTTGTGGTGCAGGTACTACTCTTACGAGTGGTCACGTTGCAGCAGCAGCGTATCGCATTCGTGGTAACACGAGTGAACCTTGGGATGGGCCTGTTGCATTCGTGCTTCACTCCTTCCAGATGAAAGACCTGTTTGACGAACTGGTAGCAGGTGTTGGAACTTACGACATCTCAACTGGCTTAACGGCTGATGTGTTCAAGAACTCATTCAACTTGCCTATTGCAAACGCACAGGCATACACGGATGACAACATCACTATTGATTCCGCTGACGATGCCAAGGGTGGAGTATTTGCTTCAGGTGCAAACGGTGCGATCATCTGTGTCCAGGCTCGAATGCCTTGGGTAAAGACGGTTCGTAACGAGAAACTTGGTGGCGGTGCTACTGAAGTTCTACATCGTGACGAATATGCTTACGGAGAACGCTCTGTGGGTAACTGGCTCTACGAAATCTTGTCGGACGCAACTGCTCCTACATCGTAGGTTAGATAAACAATTAGTCCCAAACCCGCCTTATCGGTAAGGGGACGAGGTAATAAAAAATGGCTATAAACGCTCAAGGAGAGCCGGGTCGCATCCGACTTTTCTACGACTTCTACGGTGAAGATTCCGTAGCAAATACTGCTGAACTTCGGTCACTTGGCCCGTTTTGTGTCGGTGGTCAGGGTAGTGCTGAAACTGACGCTGGTGTTCCAACTATTGCCGGGATTCTTTCTGGTGCTGGTCGGCTTACCACAACTAATGAAACAGACCACACAACTATGGTCGGCACTCAGGCAGCATTTGATGTTGCCCTTAGTGGAACACTTATTCTTGAAACTCGTGTTCAAATGGAAAACCTCGATACTAAAGAGGTATTCATTGGCTTTTCAGACATTGCGCCTGAAACGCTTTCGATCCAGACCGATGTTGTACACGGTGCTAGCACAACGATAACGAACACTGCTTCGGACTTCGTTGGTTTCTTATTGTCAGCAGAACTTACTGATGATGAAGATTGGCATGCTGTTTACAACGGTGGTACTGCCAGTGCTGTTACAGCTTCTGGGTCATTAGACTTGGATGATGATGCTGTTGCTGGTGAGTGGCAAGTTCTTAGACTTGAGATTGCTCCTAACGGTGACACTCGTTGGTACATTGACGGTGACTTGAAAAAGACCGTTGAAGGTGCTGCTTCTACTTCTGTCAACCTTGGCCTTTGTGTCGGTGTTGAAGCGAAGGGGAACGCTATTGAGACTCTTGATGTGGATTACATTCTCGTCAAGGCAAACCGTGACTGGAACGCCTAGTCAATAGGTAAATAAAGCCCTCGCCCTTCGGGGCGGGGGCAACAACTAATGCGAGGGCTAGAGGAGTCAAATGATTGATGCAATAGCTTTTTATGTATCTAACGACGAGCCTTCGTTCTTGTTGCGTGAATACGATGCTGACAAGTCAGGTAACGGATCACACCGTTTCCAAGAACTAAAAGTTGTCAGGAACGATAGAATAGCCACATATAAAGAAGCCCTTGGTAGGTCTGATTTATTTGCTGGAGCAAAACCAATTAACATTATTGGTGGCGATCCTTCTACTGGTGGAGTTTATGAAACAGTAGGAAGTCTTCGTGATATGGCGAATGAAATGCGTTTGAAAGGATTCTCTGATGACGCATACGACGTATCACCAACGGGGACACCGGAACAATGGGTTGAGGCGTATCACAATGAACGTGAAAAACGTGAAGCCCGAAAGAGGAAGAACTAATGGCCGTTACAAAAGAACAGCTACATACGATGGCAGATATGGGCAATAACAGCCTTGATGGAACATCTGTGCATGAACTTGCATTAGAAGCGCAAGATGCTATTGATGACACCGATCTAAAAGAAGGTTCATTTACCCATACTCCAACAGCAGACGATCCGTATGCAATGATTGTTGAAGAAGCATCGTCGGCAGGCAAGTCAGTTGTTTATGACATTCGTAATGGAGAGGCTTCCATTATCAACAACAACATGCTGTCAACTCAACTAGGTAAAACTGACCCTGAAACTGGGAAACGAATATTTACTACTCGCAGGGCAGACGCTCCTCCGATTGAGGTTGGAGAGTACCTTTGCTTATTGCATGAGAACCACCCAGATCGTGAATACCACGAATCTTTAGGGCTTGGAACTTGTAATAAGTCCAATCTTCGCACGATGCTTGACGTTAGAACCCACGCACAAAACCGTCACAGGTCTGAGTGGGCTGCTATTACTGAGGCTCGTGACCAAGATCGAGAAGACCAAGAACGTAAGATTCGGGAACTTACTATTTCACAACTGATGCCAAATAGCAGTCCAGAAGCTATTCTTGATGTCACACAGCCCGTAGAAACAACTCCAGCACCCGAAGTGCCTGTTGAGGTTTGGAAGACCTCCTCTGGAACGTGTCCTGAGTGTGACTGGACAAATAATGCTGCAAAAGCTAGGTCGCGTACCGCAGCCTACTACACACACAAAAAGATTCACGTATAGAGGTTTGTCATCGCAGTTCTAATATCACAGACCAGAGAAGAAATTGCTGCAAGTATCGGTGAGCAGTACGGTGGGTACGAGTCTCACACTGCTACTTCCGGTGGCTCTACTTCTACTTTTGTCGATGCAGAGTTAGAAGCTACAGATGATTACATCAATGGCTGGTACTGGCGCGGTACTTCAGGAACCAATGATGAAGTAATTAGGCTAGTCAATGACTACACAGGGTCTTCTACCACAGGGACACTGCGTGGTGATGTTCTAGCTGCGGTTGTTGCAGACGGTGACACCTACGAACTTTGGCAAAGAGACTTAGACCCAAGAAGGGTACATCGTGCAATCAATCGTGCTATACGTGCGATACCTCGCAAGGGTTCTCCACCGCTACGTGACATATCCCTACATACATCTTCTGCGATAAACAATTTCTCTATTCCGACTTCAGTAGTTGGCATCAACAAAATTCAAGTTCGTTTGAATCAAACCGAAAAGGTAATTCAGAACTGTGATAGTGCGTGGTCTGAGTCTTCAGGCACGGGCGTAACAGTTTCCGCTGAAACGGAAGATCGGCGCGAAGGTGCTGCGTCTAACAAGTTTGTGATAACTGGGTCTGGGACTGCGGGAGACATCATAGCTTCCCAAAAAGTAAGTCTTGATCTCTCAAAGTTCACACACGTAGAGTTCTGGTTCAAGTCCACAGTCACGCTTACTTCGGGTCAGGTAAAGCTAGTTCTTTCGACTACGGCTAACGCTGCTACTGAGACAGAACTACTAAGTTTGCCTGCTATTACAGCCGGGACTTGGACATACGTGAGACTGGCACTTTCTAACCCATTGTCTGACTCAGCAATTATTTCTGTTGGTCTTGAGTACGACGTTGATATTGGTGCGGTTACTTACCAGATAGACGCAATTAGAGCCACAGTCGCTAACTCAGAAGACTGGGTGACTATTCACCGAAACGCTATCAAATGGGATAAAGACAACCGTTCGTTCTCTATTGTTTACGCCGACGCACCTGCTGGTTCTTCTTACGCACTTATCAAATTGATTGGTGTGAAAAAGCCAACAGAGTTAGACGCAGATGCAACCTCATGTGATGTAGAGCCTGAGTACATAATAAACAAGGCAATGGCTATGTTGCTTC